TTCTCGTAAAGGAAAAAACCATGCACAAATTCCACAAGCTGCTCGCCAGCAACAAAGGGCGCGGCAGCTTTCGCGCGGAGCAGGGCGCCGAGGCCGCCACGCTCTACCTCTACGACGCCATCGTCGACACGCCGGAGGATGCCGCCTGGTTCGGCGGCATCGATCCGACCACCTTCATCGCCGCGCTCAATTCAATCGATGCTCCGGTCATCCACTTGCGCGTGAACTCGCCGGGCGGCTCCGTCTTCGCCGCCCGCGCCATGGAGCAGGCGATCCGCGAACACAAGGCCGAGATCGTCGTCCATGTCGACGGCTATGCCGCCAGCGCCGCCAGCTTCCTCATCATGGCCGCCAAGCGCGTCGAGATGGCCGCCGGCGCCTTCCTGATGATCCACAAGGCATGGACGTTCGCCGCCGGCAATGCCGACGACCTCAAATCCATGTCCGACCTGCTCGGCAAGATCGACGAATCGCTGGTCACGACCTACGTCGCCCGCAGCGAGCTCGATCCAGACCATGTGCGCGCCGCGATGGCGGCGGAAACCTGGTATTCCGCCGAAGAAGCCGTTGCCGCCGGCCTCGCCGATGCGGTTTTCGACAATGCGCCCAAGGCCACCGCCTGGGACCTCTCGATTTACGAAAATGCGCCGCAGGCTCACCAGCCGGCGGCCGAAGATGCTGATCGCCGCGCGCACCGTGACCGGGCTGCGGCGTTGATGCTGTAAGGGCGACCGCCCGCTATCCAGGCCGCCTCCGGGCGGCTTTTTCTTTTTAGGAGAAATCCAGATGCAAAAACTGCAAGAACTCCGCGGTCGCCGCGACACCATCGCCGCTTCCGCCCGTGAACTCCACGCTGCCCACAAGGACAAGTCGTGGGACCAGGCCGCTGGCGAGAAGTACGACCAGCTCATCAACGAACTGTCCGACATCGATGCCGCCATCGGCCGCGAGCAGAAGTTCCTCGACACCCTGGCCGACAGCAAGGTCGACGATGCGGTTTCGGACGCCAAGGCCAAGCGCGTCCGCGCCGCCGGCGGCGACCTCTTCGCCAAGTGGGTCAAGGGCGGCGACAAGGCGATGACGGCGCAGGATTGGGCCGACATCCGCGCCACCATGAGCACCACGACGCCCGGCGAAGGCGGCTACACCGTCCCGACCGAGGTCTACGGCGCCGTGCTCGACGTGCTCAAGGCCTACGGCGGCGTCCGCGAGGTCGCTACCGTGATCCAGACCGAATCCGGCCATCCGATCAACTACCCGACCTCCGACGGCACCTCCGAAACCGGCGAGCTGATCGGCGAGAACACCACGGCCACCGCTGCCGACCCGTCATTCGGCGTCGTCACGCTGTCGACCTACAAGTTCTCGTCTAAGATCGTCGCCGTCCCGTTCGAGCTGTTGCAGGATGCCGCCGTCGATGTCGAGGCGTTCGTCGCCAAGCGTCTCGGCGAGCGCCTGGGCCGCACGCTGAACAGCTACTTCACCACCGGCACCGGCTCCAGCCAGCCGAACGGCGTCGTCACCGCATCTGCTTCCGGCAAGGTCGGCACCACTGGCCAGACCACCTCGGTCATCTTCGACGACCTGGTCGACCTGGTGCACTCCGTCGATCCGGCCTACCGCAACGACGGATGCCGCTGGATGATGAACGATGCGTCGCTCAAGGTCGTGCGCAAGCTGAAGGACTCCCAGAACCGCCCGGTCTTCATTCCGGGCTGGGACGGCCTCGGCGGCAAGATGCCGGACACCCTGCTCGGCTACGGCGTCACCATCAATCAGGACGTTGCCACGATGGCCGCAAACGCGAAGTCGATCCTCTTCGGCGACTTCTCGCGCTACACCATCCGCGATGTCATGGGCCTGACGCTCTTCCGCTTCGACGACTCCGCCTACGCCAAGCTCGGCCAGATCGGCTTCCTGGCATGGATGCGTGCCGGCGGCACAAAGACCGACGGCGGATCGCCGTGGAAGTACTACGCCAACTCCGCGACCTGATCGAAGGCCGCCACCAGAAACGCCCGGATTCGTCCGGGCGTTTTTCATTTGGGGAACCCGCATGACCAGAATTCGCATCCTCGCCGATGTCACACTCGACGGCCAACGCCATGCACCCGACGCGCTGCTCGATGTCTCTCCGGAACTGGCCGCGCAACTCGTCGCCGGCGGCAATGCCGACGACCACCCGGATGCCGTCGCCCACTGCCTGGCGCAGGGCGCCGTCCCGGACGCCATCGGCGTTGCCGCGCCTGACGCGGTCGACGCCGGCAACGCGCCGAAAACCACGCGCCGCAAAAAGGCCTGACCATGCTCAAGCTCATCACTGCCCCGACCGCCGAGCCGGTGACGCTGGCCGAGGCCAAGCTGCACTGCCGCGTTGACGGCACCGATGACGATACGCGCATCACCGCTTTCATCAGCGCCGCGCGCCATCTGGCCGAACAGAAGACCGGCCGCGCCTTTTCGCCGCAGACCTGGGAACTCGTCCTCGATGCCTTCCCGGCCGAAATCGAGGTTACAATTGGGCCGCTGACCGCCGTGTCCAGCATCAAGTACCTAGACACCGCAGGCGCCGAGCAGACACTGGCCGGCGCCGCCTATGTGGTCGACGCCGACCACCTGCCGGCCCGCATCGTCCCGGCCACTGGCTACGCCTGGCCGGGAACCGCCGCACTGCCGTCCGCCGTCCGCGTCCGCTTCACCTGTGGCCATGCCGTCTCCGACGGTGACCTCATCGCGCTCAAGCAATGGATGCTGATCGCCGTCGCCACCTGGGTACGCCATGCCGAAGCGGTCGACTCCGCCAACCTGTCCGCGCTGCCGCGTACCTACGTCGACGGCCTGCTCGACCGCTACAAGGTGAACTGGCTGTGATCGGCGCCGGCAAGCTCTCGGATCGCATCACCTTCCAGCAGAAGGGTGTGACGAAGAACGCCATCGGCGAGGAAGTCGTCACCTGGAGCGATGTCGCTACCGTCTGGGCCGAAGTCATCCCACTGCGCGGGCGCGAGTTCTACGCCGCGAACCAGACGCAGCAGGTAGTCGACGTGCGCTTCCGCATCCGCACCCGCAGCGGCCTCAACAACGACATGCGCGTACTATGGAAGGGCGTGCCGCACGACATCACTGCCCTGATTCCAGGAACGGGCGCCTGGGCCGATTCGCTCGAAATCATGGCCATGAACGGGGCGCGCAATGGCCGATAGCGTCAAGGTTACGGTCAACGGAATCGACGAGTTGAAAAGGGCGCTCGCCGAACTGCCCGGCAAGCTGCGCCGCAAAGTGCTGGTGAAGGCGTTGCGCGCCGGGGCCAAGGAAGTGCAGAAGGCCGCGCGCGTTGCCGTGCCGGTGTTGTCCGCGCCGTCACCGTACCGCACGAAGGGGCTTCTTAAGCGCAAGATCGGCGTGCGCGTCTCGAAAGAATCGCGCCGTGCCGGCGATGTCGGCGTCTTCATCAACGTCAAGCCGGCGGCCAGTGGCCAGCGCGGCGCCAATAGCAAGCTGGATCCATACTACTGGCGCTTCGTCGAATTCGGCACGAAGAAGATGACCGCGCGCCCATTCATGCAGCCGGCTGCCGATGCCTTGCCGGCCGCTCTGGCCGCCTTCGAACGCGAAGCCGTGCCGGCCATCGAAGCATTGAACACTAGGGGCGCCTGATGTCCGCCGAATCAGAACTCTACGCCGCGCTCTCCGGCCACGCCGCGCTCACCGCGCTGGTGTCGACCCGCATCTATCCCGACGCGATCCCGGAGGACCAACCGCTGCCCGCCGTGGTGTACAGCACCGATGCCGCGACGCCGGAGTGGTGTCTGAACGATACGGCCGCAGCGACCGCCTACCGCTTCCGCATCGTCGCCTGGAGCACTACGCGCACCTCGGCCAAGGCCGTCGGCGATGCCATCGTGGCCGCCCTGCTGGCAAACGGCGTGCCCTACGACAACCGCTTTTCCGGTTTCGATGCCGAGATCGGGCAGTTTGCCGATGTCGTCGAAATAACCTGGTGGGATTGACCCGCCGGGCCAGACCAGCTTTCACCAAACCACCCGCCGCCCGGCGGGTTTTTTCATTTAAGGAGCAGCAAAATGGGAACTCCCCTCATCGGGCGCAATGTTCGCGCCGAAGTCTCGAAGACCGAAGGCACGGCCAAGACCGTGACCGCCGTCACCAATGCTAACCCCGGCGTCGCCACCAGCACCGCGCACGCGCTCACGGACGGCACCGTCGGCTATTTCGACGGCGTCTCCGGCATGTCGCAGCTTGAAGGCCAGGCAGCCCGCGTCGATGCACCGGCCGCCAATACATTCGAACTGCAGGGCATCAACACCACGAGCTATCCGGCCTTCACCGCCGGAGAGTTTACCGCCGTGACCGCGTGGTCGACGCTCTCCCGCGCTGCGTCCTACAACATCGGCGGCGGCGATGCCGACAAGATCGACACCACCGTCCTGCTCGATGTCATCAAGCAGGAAGCCAACGGCCTGCTGGCCGCGCAAACGGTCGGCTTCGATCTCAAGCTCGAGACGACAGACGAAGAAGCGCTCGCGCTGGTGCGTGCCGCTGCGCTGTCGCAAGCCTACCTGGTCTTCCGCATCACGCTCTCCGACGGCGCGCAGCGCGTCTTCCGTGGCCAGCCCTCGCTGCCCGGTGAAAACGTCGGCCAGGGCGCGCTCGGCACCGGCTCGTTCAACGTCACGGTCAAGGGCTCCGTGCTCTTCCTGCCGGCGGTTGCCTGATGACGCCCGAGCAACTCGTCGCCGCTGCGCTCGCCCAGCGCAGCGTCTGGATGGATGTGGCGGACGGCAAGCGCGTGCGCGTGCGCCGTCCGTCGGAGCACGACACGCGCGGCCTTCTGCAGCGTGACGCCGACGGCAAGGTTACCGGCATTGCCGCCGACCTGCCCGAGGTCAAGCGCTTCGTCGTCGATTGGGACGGATTCAAGGAGTGCGACTTCACCGCCGCCGGCTCGTCGGATGCCGCGCCGTTCAATACGGAGCTTTGGGGCGTCTGGGTGGAAGACGACCGCGAGGCGCTGAAGAAGGTGGCCGAAGCCATCATCGATGCGGTCATCGCCCACGAAACCCGGCGCGCGGGCATCGAAAAAAACTGATTGCCTGCCTCGATGCGGCCGCCGGCATCGAGGTTGACGGCGAATCGCCGCAGCTCGGCGACGCCGATGTCGAGGCGCTCAAGGTCGTGAGCCTGCTCAAGACCGGCAGCGGCGGCATCGACTGGAACGGCCTGCCGCTGATCGCTGGCTGGATGGGCATCACCGACATCGACGGCCTGATCGAACGGCTCGCCGTGATCCTGCAACACCACCGAAACAAGGAAGACTGACATGGCCATCGCCAAGCTTTCAATCGACCTCGAAACGCGGCTCGCCACGTTCGAGCGCGACCTGAAGCAGATGAGCGCGCTGTCTGAAATGGCCGCAAACAAGATCGGCAGTGCCTTCACCGGCCTGACCGTCATCTTTGCCGGGCTGGCCGGCGCGCTCTCCGTCGGCGCCATCAAGCAGGCCTTCGACAGCTATGTCCAGGGCGCGGCGGCGATGGACGACCTCGCCGAGATCACCGGCAGCACCGTCGAGAAAGTCTCGGCGCTGTCCAATGTGGCCAAGATCAGCGGCACCGACATGGGGCTGCTCGAGGGCGGCATGGTCAAGCTGGCCAAGGCCGTCACGCTGGTCGGCGACGAATCGAGCGATGCCGCCGCCGCCTTCAAGGCGCTGAACCTCGACCCGAAGGAACTCGGCGCGGTCGACACGGCGGACCAGCTCAAGATTGTGGCCGAGCGCCTCGCCGAATACGAGGACGGCGCCGCCAAGACGGCGCTGGCCACGACCCTGCTCGGCAAGTCCGGCGCGCAGCTGCTGCCCTACCTCAAGGATCTGGCCAGCACCGGTGACCTGGTGGCAAAGGTCACCACCGAGCAGGCGGCGCAGGCGGAAGAGTACGAAAAGAACCTCAAGCGCCTGGGCGCCGCGCAGAGCGCCGTGGTCAAGATCATCAGCGCAGAACTGGTGCCTGCAGCAAATGTGCTGGTCAAGACCTTCGTCGACGTGCTGAGCGGCACTGACGGCGTGCGCGGCGCGGCGCGCGGGCTGGCCGAAGACGGCAGCATTCAGAACTGGGCCATCAGCGCCGTGCGCGCCGCCGGCTTCGTCATTGATGCGTTTGACGGCGTTGTGCGCGTGGTGCAGGCCGTCGGTAAAACCATCGGCGCCGCTGCAGCAAGCGCTGCCGCCGTGGCCCAGGGCAGCTTCTCCGGGGCCAAGGCCATCGGCGGCGAGTTGTTATCCGATCTCGACAGCCTGGCGCAGAAGCCGCTCTTCTCGCAGCGCCTCGAAGAAAACATCGCGGCCATGCAGAAGCTCGGCGGCGCCGCCGATGTTACGCGCAAGAAGCTGAACTTCTCCGGCGGGGTAGGTGGTGGCGCGGGCGGCAGGGGAGGCCGTGGCCGTGCAGGTGGCGGCGCCTCCGCCAGCTTCACAGACTACGACCAGCAGCTGGTTCAGAGGATTGCCAGCGCCATCGAGAAAACCGACACGGTCAAGGCCGCCGAACTGGTGCGCCAGCTTGAAAAGCTCGACGAACTGGCTGCCGCAGGTCTCGACCCGGCAATCGTCAAGGCCGTGCGCGACGACCTGACCGGCGCCAGCAAGGCCGCAGCCGACGAAGTGGCACGCCTCAACAGCCTGCTCGACGCCACGCCGACAGCCAAGATCGAGCAGTCGCGTGACGACATGCTGCTGCTGACCAAGGCTCTCACCGAGGGCCGCATCGCCGAAGAGCAATACCTCGAGGCCGTCGCCGCCCGCCTGGACACGGTGTCTAAGAAGACCGAGAAGGTGGTCGGCGAGTTCGACGAATTCACCGAGGCGGCAGCCAAGAACATCGAGAACGCATTAGCAGATTTCCTCTTTGATCCGTTCTCCGAAGGGCTAGACGGCATGGCGAGGAAGTTTGCAGATACGATTCGCAAGATGGCCGCCGATGCCGCGGCCGCGCAAATTGCCAAAGCCCTATTCGGAGGGATGGGTAAAGATGGCGATTGGGGCTGGGTTGGCTCTATCATTAAAGCAGTCGGATTCCATGAAGGCGGGCTTGTCGGGGCGGGCGGCAGTTTTTCGCGCAACGTCCCGGCAGCAGCCTTCTTTAGCGCCAAGCGCTACCACAACGGCGGATTCGCGTCGGACGAGGTGCCTGCCATCCTGCAAAAGGGCGAACTGGTGCTGACCAAAGACCAGCAAAAGGCCACCGCCAACCAGTCCGCCCCGGCTCCAGCCCAGAACATCCGCATCGTCAACGCCTTCGATACCTCAGTCGTCGGTGACTATCTCGGCAGCGCCGCCGGAGAGCGGCTGATACTCAATGCCGTGCAGCGCAATTCGCGAGCCATGCGCCAGGCAATTGCATGAGCCTGTGGCCATTCGTCCCGCTTAACGAGACCATCGAGGTTCTCGAATGGAAAACGGACGTGCTGCGCGCCCGTGCCGGCGAACAGCGCCAGCGCCTGCGCGAGCGTCCGCGCCGGCTGTGGAGCTTCCGCCACTGGCTCGATGCCGATGGACAAGCCACGGCGCGGGCGCTTGTCCGCAGCGCCACGGCGTTCGAGGTCCCGGACTGGACGCAGGTGATATACGGCGGGCCAGTTTCAGCCGGATCTTCCGTATCCGTCACGTTTTCAACATCCGGGTTTGGCCTGGCTGCCGGGCAGAAGGTCGTATTGTGGTCCGGAATCCTCGACAACGAGGTGTGCACCATCGAAAGCGTGTCGCCAACCGGAATCGTCATTCAGTCCGTCGCCACCACGCGCGCCGCCACCGGAATCTATCGCGTCGACGGTGCCCATGCCGCCGTCGAACTGACATTCGATCGGCCAGCAGGCCATCTGCAGATGGCCAGCATTACCTTCGAGGCGGCCGCCGTCGAGCAGCACGCCGCCACCACCTACAGCCAGTATCGCGGGCATGACGTGCTTCCGCTTCCGGCCGTGGTCGGCGCCGGCTCGCTGGCCGAGTCGCTGACATGGCCACGCGAAATCTTCGACAACATGACCGGAATCCCGGCAGTAGAAAGGGTGCGCGACGTCGCCAACGAAAAGTTCACCATGCGCTGGCATGCCATACGCCCGGAAGATGTCGCCGCGCAGCGGGCGTGGATCTGCAGCCGCTACGGGCGCTGGCTGGCCTTCTGGCTGCCGAGTTGGCAGCGCGACCTCACCGCGGCGGCAAATGTCGGGTCATCGGACACGACGCTGCGCGTCTTCGCGCCGAAGGGTGCCACGTCGCTAGGCCGCACCACCTGCGACCTCGAGATTGAAACGACCGGCGCCGTCTATCGCCGGCGTATCACGTCTGCCAGCGCCGGGCCGTCGGTGAGCGGCCGGCCGACCATCGACCTGACGATGGATAGCCCCTTTGGCGTTGCCGTGTCCGTCTCGGCTTTCGGAAAAATCAGCTACCTGCGTTGCGTGCGCTTTGACGCCGACCGTATCGAATTCCTCCACCGCGCCCGCGCCGGCATTGCCGTATCGGTTCCATGCATCGAGGTTCCTGTGCCATGACCTATGCCGCCACCGAAGCCGCAGCCCAGTCCGGGCGACCCGTCGAGCTTTACGAGTTTCTCAACGGCACGGCCGCATTCCGGTACACCAGCGCCGATGGCGATGTGTCCTACGGTGGCAACACCTACACCGCCGTGCCGATAGCGCGCGCCGCGATTGAGGCGACGCAGGAAATGTTCAGGGCTGCGCTGAATCTCACCTGCGCGACAGATCTGGCAGTGCTTGACCTATTTCGGTTCACGCCACCAGAGGAAGTCGTGACAATGACGCTGCGCCGCCTCCACCAAGGCGACGGCGAAGCAATCACCATGTGGACTGGCCGCGTTCTCAACGTGACATGGAATAACGCATCTGCCGATCTACACTGCGAAAGCGTTTATGCCTCGCTCAAGCGCAACGGCATGCGCCGTCTGTATCAGCGCCCGTGTCCGCATGTCCTCTACGGCCCTGGCTGCGCGCTAAGTAGAGCGACATGGAAGGCTACGAAAACGGTGGCGTCTGTGTCCGGAGTCGGAATCGTTCTTAATGACATGGGCGCTTACGTAGACGGATACTTTTCCGGCGGCTATCTCGAGTGGGAAAGTTCGACCGGGATTTTTGAGCGGCGCGCGATTCGCGGGCAGACTGGCGGCACGATCACGATCAATTTCCCGGTTCCAGGGCTGGCAGCATCCGCGACCGTCGGAATTTACCCAGGATGCGATCACACGCTGGCGACGTGCGGAACGAAGTTCGCCAACTCGCTTAATTACGGCGGCATTCCTCATTTCACCGGCAAAAACCCGTTCAACGGCGCGACGCTTTACTGAGGTCGAATCATGGACATCGTCTATTACATCGTCGCGCTGATCGTCTCTTCGCTGATCAGTTACGCCCTTGCGCCGAAGCCGCCGACACCGAAGCCGGCATCGATCACGGATTTCGATGTCCCGGTCGCCGAGGAGGGAAGGCCCATCCCAGTGGTATTCGGGACCGTCACATTGACCGGCCCGAACGTGCTCTGGTATGGCGACCTGAAGGCGGTTCCGATCAAGGAAAAGGCAGGGAAGAAATGACGACGGTTAAACACCGCCACTGCCGGGAGATCGGCTACTGCAATCGCGGCTTGCGGGCGTGGTTCGCGCGCGAGGGGCTGGACTGGCAGGCATTCCTGCGGCACGGAATCAATGCCGCAACGCTGCGCGCGCGAGGCCATAACGCAATGGTCGAGCGCGCCATTTCCCGCGCCGAAGGAGATACAAATGGGTAGCGGGAAGAAGATAACCGTTGGCTACAAGTATTACCTTGGCCTGCATTTCGGCTTGTGCCAAGGGCCTGTAGATGCGCTGCTTCGGGTCATCATCGGAGACCGCGACGCCTGGACCGGAGAGCAGACGTCAACCGGCGCTGTGTCGATAAACAAGCCTGACCTGTTCGGGGGGAAAAAGCGTGAAGGCGGCGTGGTCGGAGACCTCAGCGTCCTCATGGGAACGTCCGGGCAAAGCGAAAACAGTTATCTGGCCGCCAAAATCGGGGCGGGCCTCCCCGCTTTTCGCGGCATCCTGACGACTGTCTGGAACGGCGGTCATGTCACATCGAACAATCCTTACTTGAAGCCTTGGGCATTCCGTGTCCGTCGCATCAAGCAGGGATGGACTGGAGGATCATGCTGGTATCCGGGCAAGGCGGAAATCGTCGAATCCGCTACCCTGCCGTACTACGCATCCGGGTGGGAATACAAACAGATCGCTCATCACAGTAACCCGGCAACGTCTAATCTTGAGATTCCGTCTTCTGGATGGACAAGCGGCGCCGGCCCGTTCGGAAGCGGAATCACGGGAGCTCCAGGAGAACTTGTCGACGGTTCGCGCGTGCCAAATTCGCCGTGGGAAATCAAGACGATCTTGTGGGCGCGCACGACGATCCCGCTGAATACAAGCTACTCGCACATCCTGCGCGTCCATGTCGAAAACGGTGCGGTGGTATTCGTCAACGGCGCTGTCGCGGCGACGATCAATTCCAGCAACACGCAAATCACATCGATCCAGGTTGCTGACATCGTCGTGAGCGGCGCATCCGTCTCGATTGCCGTCAAGGCATACGACGAAGAACTTCCAGCCCTTGGCGGGACATTCCTTGCCGTCGAGGTCCTGCGGCTGGAAAACGTGGCGATGAACCCGGCGCACATCATTTATCAGTGCCTAACCGACACGGCATGGGGCATGGGCTACCCGACCGCATCCATCGACGACGCGGCATTCACCGCCGCCGCCGATGCGCTGTATGCCGAAGGCTTTGGCCTGTCTATGGTCTGGAACCAGCAGGATTCCATCGAAAACTTCATCGGCCTGATTCTTGACCACATTGGGGGCTTGCTTTATGTCGTGCCGGATACCGCTAAATTCGCGCTCAAGCTGATCCGCGACGATTACGACATCGGCGACCTGGACGTCTACGGCCCTGACAACTTGATTTCAGTCGAGGATTACCAGCGTCAGGCCTGGGGTGAAACGGTGAACGAAATCACCGTCGTCTACACGGATGGGGCCGCCGGAAAAGAAACCTCCACGACTGTGCAGGACCTGGCCAACGTCCAGATACAATGCGCAGTTGTTGCCCAGACGCGCAATTATCCTGGAATCGTATTCCCTGGACTGGCGCAGCGCGTCGCCATGCGCGACCTGATTGCGGTGTCGACGCCTCTGGCCAAGGTCAGGCTGACGGCAACTCGTGCTGCCTGGCGCGTTTTCCCTGGCGATGTCATCCGGCTTAACTGGCCAGTCCTCGGGATCGATGACATTGTATTCCGCGTGCTCGAGGTCAACCGCGGCACACTGACAGACGGGCAGATCATCATCGATGCCGTCGAGGATATATTCTCGCTGCCTGATGCAACCTATCTCGTTGATCAGGGCTCTACATGGGTAGACCCTGGCAGTGCCCCTGCTGCGGCTCCGGCGAGTGCATTGATGGAGGCGCCATATTGGGACCTCGCTCGCAACCTGTCGCAATCAGACCTGTCTTACGTCGATGCGGCTGACGGACATCTTGTGACCGTTGCCGCGCGTCCGAGCGGTGATGCGTTCAATTACTCGATCTATGCCAAGGTCGGTTCGGCGGATTATGCCGAGGTCGGTGTCGGGGACTTTTGCCCGACGGCGACGATCTCTGGCGCGCTCACGAAAACGACGACAGCCCTGACGCTGACGAGTGGTATCGATCTCGAGTTCGTCGAGGTCGATACCTACGCAGTCATCGGCGGCGAGTATGTGCTGGTGACGGCCATCGACGCCGGGGCCGGGACTGCAACGATTTCACGCGGCGTGCTCGACACTGTCCCGGAGACGCATGCCGCAGGTTCGCGCATCTGGTTTGCCGATGGCAATCTCGGGTACGACCAGACCGAGTATGTGGACGGCGAAGTCCTCGACGTCAAGATTCTGCCGGCGACAGGGCAGGGGACTTTCGACCTGGCACTTGCCACGCCTTCGAGTCTGACATTCGACCAGCGGCAATACCGCCCCTACGCTCCCGGAAAGCTGCGGGTCAACACGGAAGTGTATCCGGAGACAATCGACGGGACTGCGGAATTGGCGCTGTCGTGGCAGCATCGGGACCGCCTGGCACAGACGGCCTACATTGTCGAGCAGGACGATGCCAGCATTGGCCCGGAGGCCGGGACGACCTACAGGATTCGACTCTACGGCGAGGACGATAATCTGTTGCGCACCGTGAGCAGTCTCACAGGGACAAGCTACACCTACGACTCCGCTGACGAACAGTCCGATGCAGGCTTGCCGGTCGGGGAATCAACGCCGTCGCCGCTTGACAATGACGCCGGTTATCCGACTACGACAGCCATGCTGGAATTCAATGGCAGCAACGGCTCGACCACGTTTACGGACTGGATCGGCAACGCCTGGTCCGCCAACGGCAACGCGCAGCTTACGACCACTAGTCCTATCCGTGGAGCGGCATCGCTGCTTCTTGACGGCACGGGGGACTGGATCAGTGCGGTCATTCCAGGAGCCGTCGGAACCGTTGATTTCACGATCGAATGCGAGATCATCGTCACCTCGCTGGCCAGCGACCGCGAAATTTTCTGTATCTCGGATTCAGGCGGAAATCTCAACAATTTCAACATCGTCTTTGAGGTCAAGACCACAGGGGCGCTGCGCGGCTCGATCCAGATAGGCAGCGGAGGAACTACCAATGTCGACATCAGCACGGCAACCAGCCTGATCGCCACGGCTACGCGCTACCATGTGGCGTTCGTCGCGGAAGGCACGACGGCGCGCCTGTATATCGAGGGCGTGCAGCGCGCAAGCGGAACGATTACCGGGACTCGCGTCAACAATCAATCGTATTGCCGCATCGGCTACCTGCAGGCAACGTATCCGCGCTATTTCTACGGAAAGATCGACAATTTCAGGGTGCGCGCCGGCGAGTGCCTCTATCCGGGAGGAACGACATTCACGCCGCCGACCAGCTTCACCACATGGAACCGCCTCTCATACCTGAGCAGCATCACGACGGCGGAGACGAACAACGCCCAAGGCGTCGCATCGGACGGAACCAACCTGTTTTTCTCAAGCAGCGGAACGCTCTACAAGTATACGAAGGCCGGCGTTCTTGTCACGTCGCGCAGCGTGTCCGGTGATACGCCGACAGGGAAGGACCAGATCAACGGCCTGAAGTATCACGATGGCCGGTTGTTTGTCTGTGCCGCCGACTTCTCGACGGTCGGCACATCATGGGTGGTTGAGTACGACCCGTCGACCCTGACATACATACAGCACTGGACGATTACAGGAGATTGGTTCATCGAGGGGCTTGACTACCACAGCGGATATTTCTGGGCTGTGTTTCACGCAAACAAGGTCGTCGCGCAACTGGACGCGACGGATTTTTCCGTGATTGCAACGCACGATTTGTCATTCTACCTGTCCGGGTCGAGCGGCGGTTTCGGGTCAGGGCAGGGCTACGACGGCATCGCCTGGTACGGCGAGCACATATTCTGCAATGTCCACACGATTTACACAGAGGACTTCTGCGATGTGTACGGATGGACAGGATCCGAATTCGTCGAGGTCGCGCGACTGCGCTGGCCGACAACAAAGTCGCATCAGGGAATATGCCTTGACCCGAGCGAAAGCAATATCCTCTGGTTTGCTGAGCGGGCGCCGAGCGGGACGGATGGCATTGCCAAAGTCGAGATTGTCGGAGAAGGTTCGTGGGCGCTGACCAATACGCGACTTAGCGGGAAACTGAGTTTTGAACTGGAGTCAGTCCGCGACGGCGCGGCAAGCTGGCAGCCGCATGCGCATGTGGTGCTGCGGACTGGCTACGGATACAACTACGGCTATTACTATGGAGGCACCTGAAAAATGGCTGCATCGACAGAACCGCGCAGCGGTTTGAAATATGGTTGGTCGCTCGGAGAGAGCGGCTGGAACGCCGACATGGACGCGAACCTTACGGCTGTCGGTCGCTTCGCTTATCACCTGAGCGTCAAGGACCGCGACCTGACAGCGCCGCCAGGGTCGCCGGCATCCGGGGATACCTACATACCGGCCGCCACGGCGACAGGCGCCTGGGCTGGCAAGGAAAAGCAGATCGCTGTCTGGGACGGATCAGCCTGGGTCTTCGGCGTGCCGCGAGAAGGGTGGGTTGCGAGTGTCGACGACGAAGACGTGATGATTCGCTACAACGGCACAGTTTGGTCGACTGGAATCTCATTCGCCGAGCAGGCGCATTCCGACCAGGCAGCGGTGACGCTCGGGAACGCCAACTCCGAGATCGGCGGGTTGACGATCAGCGCCGCTTACAATCAATCCGAAGTCCAGGCGCTGCGCGACAAGTGCGAGGAACTGGCCGACGATGTGCGGGCGCTCTCGACGCTGCTGCACCAGATTCGCACTGATTTGATCGCGTTCGGTGCGATCAAGGGAAGCGCGTAGCCATGAAAACCGATCGCGACCGCATCGAACGACTCGAGGAGCGCGTCAGGAAAAGCCGCGCGCGGCGCCAATGGCTGACCCCGTGAGCGAGATCAAGCGCCGCATCGTCCATGCAGCGCGCGAGGAACGCATGGTCAAACATCCGTATTTTGGAGATGACTGATATGGTGTCCGCGCAACAACTCCAGAAAATCATGCCGTCGGCGACACCGGCGCGCATCGCCAACTTTGTTTGCCCGCTGAATGCGACGATGGACGAATTCGGCATCACGACGCCGAAGCGACAAGCGGCATTCCTCGCGCAGCTTGCGCACGAATCCGGCAGCCTGCGCTACGTGCGGGAGATCGCCAGCGGCGACGCCTATGACAACCGCGCCGACCTCGGCAACACGCGCCCGGATGCCATCGCGCTAGCCATTGCTGCGCGCGCTGGGCTGGCGTAGTGGCCCGGTGAAATCGACGCGGCAGGCGGTCGGGATGGCCTTCCTGCTGGCGCTACGCACCGGAATGCGCGCCGGCGAGCTGTGCTGACTGACATGGGACCGCGTCCACGCTGATCACGTGAGTTTGCCTGTGACGAAAACCCGCCCACGCCTGGTGCCGCTGGAACCGCGCACGCTGCGCCTGGTGGCGTCGATGCGCGGATGGGATGACGTGCTGGTGTTCGGCGTCGGCCGGCAGACGGTCGATGCGCTGTTTCGCCGGGCGCGCGATCGCGCCGGTCTGTCGGGCTTCACTTTCCACGATGCGCGGCACACGGCGGCGACACGGCTGGCCGGGAAGCTGGACGTGCTGACCTTGTGCAAGGTCTTCGGCTGGACGAATCCGGCGCAGGCGATGGCGTATTACAACCCGTCGCCCGGAGAGATTGCGCGGCGCATGCGCTAGATTCCAGACGCGACCGCCCGGTCGATCTCGCCGATCGGAATCATCCCGGCACGGTTGAGGCGCAGCACGCCTGAGCGCACCAGGCGGCGCACTGTCGGGGCCGACAGCCCAAGCATCTCCGCTGCCTGGGCCTGCGTGACATGCGGCGGCCGCGGGTGCGTCTCTGCGTAGAGACGCATGGCGGCGATGGCGATGTCGATCGGGTCGTGGTTGGTCATAATGTGGACAGGATAGGCGGCGGTTTTGAGGTGTTTTCCGGAATAGATGGCGGTTGTGCCGTCTACTTCTAGTTA